CCGGGAAGCACTGAGAGAATTCCCCGATATGAACACGAAGGAAAATTACGAGAGAATCTGTTCTTACACCACCCGCGCGACGTTCCTGAAGTCTCGCAAACTCCCTTTCAAGGTGGCAGAACAGAAGAGAGGTCAACTTATGGGATCCAACGTCTCATTCCCCCCGTTGTGCATTATTTCGTATTGCATCGCAACATTCGATTCGAAGTCCTATCGTGATGTTGTCGGAACTAAGTTCGATGGAGCTTCAGAAGCCCGTCGCGAAATAATAATGCGCAATCATAATGTGGGAATTAATGGAGACGATGAGGTTATTCGGTCACATCCAGGATGGGCCGACAAGTGGACGAAAAATGTGGAGGCTGTCGGTGGAGTCGCGAGTAGAGGAAAGACTCTTTTCAACCCCGAGTATTGGACCGTGAATTCCCAAATCTTCCGACGCGGCAAACTCATCCCATTCCTTTCCTTGTCAACACTCATAGCCGAGAAATCCCTACGCGCGTGGTATTGTACCGAAAACGCCTTGAACCGCTTATATGATGTGAAGTGGTGTCCGAAGTCATTGTTTGAAATCTACTCGGTTCGAGATAGATGTTATGCGTACCTCCCAAGAAAATACGGAGGTATCGGAATTGACTTCGACCCCACTAAGCTGGAACAATTTTTAGAGGCGGAAATAAGGTACAATATGCGCAAAAAAGAATCCCTCTCCCAGGCCGTCGACATCCCTGTAATCATCATCACCGCCCCCGACGACCCATTCCCAGAACTCATCTACTCCGAGATAATGCCAAGAAAACAAAATACGGACATCTATCAGCAGGCGGGTCTAAAATCAGACCTCGACTTGTCTGCTGAGGAAGTCGTGAAAAAAAATATGATTTTAAGCGGCACAAAAGAAGAACAAATCACCCCGGAAAGGGTCAGCGACGAGTTGAACAGACTCGTTCGACAGGCTCTTATGGACATCTTGAAAAATGAAGATGTCGAAGAACTCCTGACAAGGTACCGGGATATGATTATGAAAGACCGCTTAAAAGTAAAAAAAGGCATTTATGTGGGAATACAGGAGAACAAACCCTTGCCTCTGCCGTGCTTCTCAACAGACGAAGAAGCATTCCTCAACGGCGACATTCCAGATTGGAGTGATCTCTAGACTGACCCCGACAGTACAATAAACACGGGAGGCGGCACAAAAGAAGAACAAATCACCCCGGAAAGGGTCAGCGA